CCTCTAAAAGTGGGTTATAATTGCTATCTCCGTATATCTCTCTAATAACCGAAATAACCTTTCTATCAACATCTAACTTTTTTAATAATGAGGTCAATTTTTTACCACCACTATTGCAAGTCCAACAATGCCATTTTTGGGTTTCCGTATTAACTTGTAGTTTTTGTTTGTGGTGATTGCAGAAAGGACAGTAAAATGCTAACTCATTCCCTTTGAGATTGAGATAACTACCTAACACGCCGGTTAGAGTAGATACGACTATATTCTTATCATTTTGCTTCAACACGACTTAAATATACGACAAATATTTGATATTTCCAAATATTTTAAGGTCTATTTTCCTCTAAAAACCACTCATTTGGGATGATTTTGTCCGCATACTTATATCCGTTTTTTTCACACCAATCCCCATAGGTCGTTTTGGACTTTTTGGTGATTTTGTTCTTTGAATTAGAAAATACGAACCTAATGTCCATATTTGGGTTTTGTTCTTTAACCAATAAGTGTTTCTTACGGTCAGCTGCCACAAACCTACCTTTTGTCTCTATTCTAATACCATTGGGTAGTTTGAAATCGGGATGATAGTGGTGAGTAGATGCAGGAATTATGTATGGAACTTTTTCTGTTTCATACTCTACTTTAATTCCTTGTGATTCTATTTGTTGAGAAATGGTTTCTTCTAAACCAGACTTAAATCCATATTTTTGAGCAACCCATTTAGGGTTGGTTTTTTTTGTAACTTTTTTAGCCATTAAGTTTTTTTATTTTTTAACTGTGTCTGAGTATTTTTTCTCATTCACTTCACCACCTCTACCTACTTTGAATTTAGCAGCAGTTAATATTTGGTCATCTGCTTTTTGCAAATCATTTGTAGTATATGGAGTTTTCGCGTTTACACCTGCATCAAAAGAAATCTTATCAACACCTAATGCTGATTGTTGTGCTTTGTATAATTCTAAAATTTTTGACATTCTTTTTTGTTTTTAAATATAAATATAAGATTATGTATCAAATCGTACAATAAAGTTTACAGGTAAATCAGGATATGATTTAATTGGTTGTGGTAATTTTGCAACCGCAACTAAATCACAATTGTCATCGTATAAACCAATTGTTGTAATAAATGGTGCTAAATATGAACCCGTCGAATCTAATGATGAACTATATTCATACTGGTCAAATCCACCCGATATGTGTTCGTATCCTTCTCTATTTGAACCAATACTATAATCCATAATAGAACCATTTTCTAAAATAGATTTTTTACGAATATATTTAACTCCTGGATTTGTAGTAACTCTATAAATTTTATTATCCGAACCTGTGATGAAAGAAGTTTCTCTACCAATTTCAACTACTGCGGATGGATTTTGTGAAACATTAAATTCATCTTCGTTTACAATTAACAAATATTCATGTTCATATATTGTTTGTGTGGATTTAAATGATAATTCCCAATTAGATGTTAATCTTTGGTTTGGCTTTCTAGTTAAAGTTATTAATCCAGAATTGTAGAAAATATTACCAGCTTTTTCATTAGAGTCTTCCGCAGCTGCGAATTCTACATTAGTAACTACCATTTCACCGGAATTAATATCAAATGAAACGATTGTAGTTATATATACTTCCCCATTATAATACCAAATTAATTGGCCGGTTTCTAAATTAATAGTTGTTATTGTTATTGTATAGTTTGTTCCTTGTAAATCAAACGTATAATCATCTCCATTTAAATTAAATAATTCGAATGTTATAGTATCATTTCCTAATAAAAGTAAATTTCCATTTAAATCATCTTCTATAATGTTACCATTATCAATTAATCTAAAAGAACCTCTTTTAATTCCTTCACCAACATATATTTGTGGTATAGAAATTATTTTTGCATCGTTTTCTAAATATCTTTCTTTTGAAAGTAAATTATCGTTATAAACATTACTTTTATTTCCAAATCTTAAAAATGGATTATCTTCGTGACCATTATAAAACTGAGCTCTTAATTGTCCGTATATAGAATTTTTAGGATATAGTCCAGATAATTCCGATGAACTAATATTTGCTTCTAACAAATCAATCTCAGTAGAGTTATTATCAAAACTCCATTCTTTATAGGCTTTGAACGGCCTAATACTAATATCCGATTTTGGTATTCTTTTTAACATATCGTATATAAATATCTTAAAACTAAAAACCCACCAAATTAAGGTGGGTTATAGTTTTTTATTTTATTCTCCGATTAGAAGTCCAATTTAACTTTAATTGCAATTTCTTTATCAAATGATTTTTCAACTGGTTTAGAAGTTTTTGCAACTGCTAATAATTCATTTGCGTCGTCATATAAACCAACAGTTGTAATATAAACTTTAGGGTCTCTTTCAAATGATGAGTTAACAAATGCTCCAACTGAACCAGTTACGAATGTTGGATTGTTTGAGAAGTTAAATTCTCTATTGTTTGCTCTTACAAAATAATGAGATGTAGAAACATTTTCAGTTCTTCTTACTTGGAAATCCATACCACCACTAATTGCCATTAATAATGCTACCGAACCTGATGCATTACCATTGTTTTGATGATATACATTTGCAATAGAACCACTGGCTTCTCCCAATTTAGGGTCAACTGCCGATGCCAATGCTTTTGGATTTAATAATATAATACCCATATCCGGATAGAATAAACCATATCCTTGTTTGTTTGGTGCACTATATCCGTTAGTTGGGTCAATTGATGCAGTTAAAGCTGAACCAATATTTAATGAACCACTAACTAAATTATATACTCTACCCGCGGTTGTTACATTCTCATCGGTTCCACCACTATCATCAATAAGTGTAAAATTGCTTGCAAGAGAACCAGAAAGTTGAATTGAAATATTTCCTGGGTCTAATCTTTCTTTATATCTAGCTCTATTAATATTAATTGCGTAGAATGATTTCATATCATGTCCACCTGCAGTAGAAGCAGTATATACACTAAAATAATTATCTCCGGTATCTAATAATACATTTTTTAATTGATTATAGATTGCCTTAGTTGGCATTGTAGATGAATCGGTTTGTGTTAATGTAGGTGCTCCGTTTCCATCAACATCACCATATGCAATTGAAAACTGAACTTCTCCTGAACCAGTAGAAGCTGTATCGTACACATCTAAATAATATTTACCACTTGCTCCTGTTTGTTGAGCAGATGATGTATAGTTTGCTTTAACGTCTAAAGAACCAGTATCTCCACTCCATATTCCAGAAGTTACAATTTCAGTTCTATTAGTTACTTTATCAATTGCACCAAATTTTTTGTAAATACCATTTGTAATAGTAGTTACGTCAGCACTAATTTGTTCACCTTGTCCTAAGAATTGATTGATAATTCCAACCAAATCACTGGTTTCAACAGGTGTACCTGCCGTATTAGCTGCACCTGCTAAATATGTTGATAGGTTTGATGCTAAAAGTGCTCCTCTATTGTCTCTAATTAATGCCATAGTTATTTATTATTATTGTACATAGTTTACTGTTACTGGAATAGTTTGAGAACCACCCGTTTCATTACCATATACTGTTATTGTTGTTCTTGTTGTTGATGTTAATGATGGATTTGGAATAAATCTAAAAGATAATCCCTTTGCAATTGCTGCAGTTGCCGATACATCGTCACCTATGAATACAGGTACAGTACCAACATCAGATGTAACACCTTCTCCAATTATATCTCCTGCATTTTTATTAGAAAGTACAATTGTATATCCTAATCTTCTATTTCCCGCTGGAGATGTTGTTGGTGATAATGCTACTTCACCACTTTTTTGATTAACTGAAATATTTGGAATACCAAATTCAACAACTGGAATACGAGTTGTATTTTTTGGTAAAGTTACCAATTTATATTTCATTACCTGTGTTTCATCAGGATTAGCTTCTAATACAGGCATATTTTTAATTGCCGCATCGTAATAAGCTGACCCCAATGGGTGTGCCGGTTCATATAAAGAATAATCAATCTCATCATCTGCTAAAGCAAATTGAGTGATGTTTAATCCTAAACCTGCGGCAAGTTTTTCTCTACCCTTTTTAGTAAGAATTGCATCTACTGTTAATTCTGTGTTACTTAAATATCCCATAGTATAATATTATCTTTGTTTATAAATATAATTATTTTAAAATTCCGTTATTCTACTTCCAAAATTGGTTCACTTGTATTTCTACCCGTTTTATTTACTGTTAATGTATTAGGATTAGATGTAAATGTTTCAATTGGTGATGTACCATCTAATGTAGTTGCTGCAGTATTTTTTGAACCTTTATAAAAAGAATTTTGTAATCCTCTTGTTAAATCGGAAGTATTTCTATAATGTGTTGGTAAATACCCATCTACTTTTTGAACTGCAATAATACTTCCTGTACCAGGATTTATTACTTTGGAACCTGAAAATGGTTGTATATTTAATCTAGTTTCCGTATAAACTGATGATGTTACATAATAACCACCACGTGGGTCACCTTTACCATTTATTTTTATTATAGGTGCAACTACATCTCTTGTCTTTTGTTCGGTTATTAAATCAACTTTAATTCTTTCTTTTATTAATCTATTATTTTCATCATAATAATTTCTAATTGCATATCCATTTTGTGCATATATTCCAAATCCAATTGTTTCATATTCGGATTGACCTACAATTGTATTCAAATCATACACATCAATTTCACTCAAAATCGTACCTCTATCTAATATTGAAAATATTTCAACTTCTTTTTGGTATGATTCTGCAATTTGTAATAAATTATCATTTGTAGATATTAAAGAATCGTATTGATTATTTTCTGCATATATTCTATCCAAAGATGCACTATATATAATTCCTTCGTATTGATTATTTTCAGCAGTTAAATTTTCAGATAAATTACCATCAATAATTGTTTCATATTGATTTATATCGGATATTACACTATATTGATTTTTATAATCAATTGTAGTATTTTGTTGATAATCATCTCCCGTTGGTTTTTTTCTTGCAACCTTACTTCTTTCTAAAATATGTGGTTCAATTAATAAACCAGTAGTTGCTTTAACTCTTGCCGGTAACATCTTCTTAATATCTTCAAACATAGATTTCTCATATAGTTTGATTAAGTTAATGTATGCATAAATGTCTCTACCATCAAATCTTTTAAAATAATAATTTCTTAAATTATCTAAATTTGAATAATTTGATTTATATGTATCCGATGGGTCACCAATATAGTTATCTAAATTGATTCCACCCATAGATTTTGCAATATCAAAATTTAATTCCTTTGTAGGAGAGAAAA